CGTTTTTTGCGATGGTCGAAAACTGACCACCCACTACTTTTCTATGATTTCTTTACGCGGATCCTATAACTTTCTTTATTACATAGAATATTATCTATAGTATTAAGAATATTTTCTATTTTAGAACATCTTGTATATAGAACATGGTTATTACAACTATGTTTTATAACTATTCTCTGTATGTAATAATTCACTGATTGTATTTCAATAAAAAAATCAAGAAATAATCAGCGAAAAGGGGGGTTTTCGCGAGAATTTTTTTCCTGTCACTCTGACGATTAGATCATGTCAGTTCGTGCAAGTTGATGCAAAGGTAAACACGATTTTACTTGTGCTTCGTGAGTGTAGCCACGAAGTTAGGATAGGGTAAGTTAAGTTAGGGTTAGGTTAGTACGTGAGTAGGGGCACGCAGCATAGGGTTGATCCGTGACTGGGATCATATGATGCGAGTCACGCGAGTTGGAGGGGTGTGAGGTTGACAGAGTGACAGGATTGTCTTTACACATTTGACCCGGGGCGCATAATTTGACAAGCCAAGGAAAACATGGTAGAGGGGTGTAGTCGGGGATTTGGGGGCGCCTCGACTTGACAAATAGAAAATCATATGCTATATGGGGTGAGGTGGGGAGGGGGGTGTCATACCCACCTTTTTATGGAGCTGCCCACCTTTTTATGGGGACTAACTGCCTTTTTATGGTGCTAGTAGGTTGTGGGTCAAGTCACGTTGCATACTCAATGATTGGCTGCTAAGATATGAGTATCAACAACGAAAGGAGAAAACATGGACCTACAACCCAGCGAGTTCATCGCCTTGACCAATCTCAACAATCCAATCCGCATCAGCGGGTACAACATGGCCCCTGGCACTGTCGTACGGCTACGCAAGTCAGTCTTCGTGCTTGTCGATGTCTCAAAGGGTCCTCACCAGTGGCTACACGCCAAGACAGGCCGCTCCCTTACCCACGAACAGCTCGCGGCCCTTATGCGCGAAGACACCACCAACCTGCCCGTGATCCTATTTGACCCCCTGGACACGGACACCAACACAGATAAGGAGAACAACAATGACTGAGCTTGAACCACTCATCAAGGCATTCGTCAAAACTCTTGAGGAAGCCGATATCCTCACCACCAACACATCCGACCTTACCAGCACGCAGTTTGAGTGCTTCACACTTCAGTGCCGACGAGTCGTGATGGACTCCCTCGACATTGAGCCGGGCACTGTCGTTGTTGTCGGCGGCTGGGAAGCAATGCGTGTCGTTGGTAATGGTGACCGCAATGAGAAGGTGTGGGTCGGATTCGACGGTCGTACGTACACCCACGAGGAGTTCGCGGATGCTGCCCGTTCGGCTCATGATGTCGTGCATGTCGTCCACGATGGGATTATCTGATGAAGAACTGGCTGCTGAGTTTATCCACCGCGCTGCATTTGTCGATGCTAACGCACTACTGAAGGATGAGTGTGGTGTTATCGTCAATATGTCTGTTTGGGCTTTCTTCAAGCTGGATAACCCCGACATGTGGGTGTCGAACACAGGCAGGTTCCATACGAATGAAGAGCTTGTGGCTATTCTGAGGGATGCCACTGGTTCTATCCAGGTGGTGGATGCGTGTGATCTGCATTGATGATGTCCTCAGCCTGTTCACTGAGCATGAGCAAGCGTTTGTCCGCTATGACTTGGAGACAGCGTGGGATGACTCTGAAGCCTTTACTGTCGAGGTTGGGGTGCCCTTGAAAGAGGCACCATATATGATGGTTCTAGAGGTTACTGTGGACTCCGTTAATGAGTTGGTGACAATTGAAAGGAGTCGAGCATAGTATGGTGGCAGGTATTATCATCGGAACTGCTGTTATTAGTTTCGCAATCGTGATGCTGCTGAGCGCCACTTAAAGAGGCTGAAGTTTGAGCCTTACATTATCGAATACAATCTGAAGGAGAATTGAAATGTTGGATGCACTGTACGCTGTGTGGGACTTGGACTGTGATGACCCAGGCATCATTGCTCTTCTTGAAACCAAAGATGAGGCTGACGCTCATGCGGCATATGCGACACATAAGTATTGCCGTGCAATGACTGTTGTCGAATATCTTGCAAAGGAGAATGAAAACAAATGAATCGTAAGCTGGTTGCCGTTACAGGTGCGCTCATGCTATCTCTTGGGGCTTGTACTCCGGCCCAGACGGCCTCGTACAACCTGAGCAACGACAGTGATAACTTCCGCGTGATGCGTCGTGTGGTGTTCGTGAATGGGATCACTGATAGGTACCTTCTCAGCATTGAGGGTTTGTGCTCGATCACGAAGGATAAGGAGGATGCTCAGCTTGAGGTCACCTGTAAGACGGGTGATGGAGAGTACAAGAAGCATTATCTGGGTATCTCAGATAACGTCACCTACTTTGTGGAGCAGATGGATCCTGCTTCTGTGGACACCTATCATTACAAGGTGCAGTTCCGTCCTGAAGAGCTGCTGCCTGATATCGATGTACAGGTCAGTGGAGGCGATAACTGATGCTTATTAGGTTCGGTGAGTTGCCTATTCCGTTTGGTCGTCTCGCGCTTGGTGCTGTTCTGATCGATACAGAGGGTAATAGGTACTTTAAGGTGGTTACTGAGAAGTACGAATACTTCTGGGTGAATCAGTTGGATATTGCTCTTGGTGCTGGTATGTCGGATGATCTAATGTCTAAGACTGTCGAGGAAGATTGGCTGGTGCTAGTGTGATGAATGGTGTTCGGTACATCGGTAATGGTGAGTTCGTCGTTACTGAAGAGTGGCTTGTTGAGGTCTTTTCACAGGCAGTGAGCATGAACGTTGCTGACTGGCTGGGAGTGTATGATTGGGAGGGTTGGTGGAACATGAACGAGGCCATTGAAGATCTGTACCCTGATTATGCTAAGGTTTATGACTCGTGCCAGGGTGTCGCCGAAGCAATAATCTATGACTGGATGAATAATCCGTGCACGACTGACTAAAGATTGCTATTGGAAGGAGAAAAGCAATGAATAACCAGGAATACATTGACACCTTTAATGAGGTGCGAACCGGCTACAAGAAGCTTCACACAATGGGCCTTGATAAGGTGAAGATTCTGTATGTAGAGGGTGTCGGCAAGCGAGAAGTCGCAACTATCATGAGTTGTGAGGACTTCAATGACATTACGACCAAGGGCAGTGTCGTTGTCACTGAGAAGCACGGGACGTTCTTGAAGGTGACTGACCAGTATTGGGTGACGGTTAACCGCTTTGAGGCTGAAGGTATATGTCAGGATGCTGACGTGCTTCTTGCCTTGATCCTGGAACAGGATTACGTCAATGTGCTGATTGATCCATGTCACGAAGCGTAGGACCCATACACATGCTATGCTGAATACATAACTGAATAGCCCCCTCAATTCCTTGCAAGCAAGGGACGGTGATTGTTGAGGGGGCACCACCCCTTGTGGCGGAACAGGCAGACGCGCTCGGCTCAAACCCGGGTTCCAGTAAGGAGTATGAGTTCGACTCTCATCAAGGGGACCACCAAGCACCGGACGATGCTGGATGATTAGGCCTTGTCGCCTGCCTCTGTCGATCAAGAGGACGTGCCGGTTGCCGTGATCGGGAGGTCACGTGCGGGGTAGCACCCTAGGACTGACAATTTTTGTATGGTGTGTGTTCGTCAGTCAACAGCACCTCCCACTACATTGAAATGAGAAACTACAACGACAACACTGACGGGTCCTGTGACCTGTGCATGACATTAGTGGCTGGGAGTCTGATTGGGGGCATCACAACGTCAAGTACAACGTGAATGTGTCACTGTTTACTTACTGGCTGCACGACGCAGAGTTCAAGGAGCTGGAGTCACGACTGCATGGCATAGAGGCGAATGAAACTGACCCTTGGGGCACTGCCCTCGACGCTATCCTCTGGAGCGCAAGTGGCCAGAGCAGTGAGGAAGAACTAAACAAAGCCCTCTCGTGGGCGATGGTTGATAAGACGGCCTGAGACAGCGCGCCTCTGATCTCAGGAACACGTACTAGGAGGGTTCGTCCTTCCAGGTACGGGCTTACAACACGCACAGTGAGGGCCTGTCGAACATAAGGCAGGCCCTCACTTTATTACCAACAAAGAGGAAGGAGAAAGAAATGCGACCTTACAGGCAGCATGACGGCGACGCGGGGTGTGACTTGGAGGTGTCGATCCCATACATCATTTACCCTCATGAGACCATCATGGTGAAGACAGGCTACACGCCGGATGTGTTCGACATCCCCAGAGAGGCTGTCGGCCTTGTCTTTGCCCGGTCGTCACTGCACAAGAAGGGCCTGATCCTTGCCAATGGTGTCGGTGTGATCGACTCCGGGTATGAGGGTGAGGTTCTTGTGCCACTGCATAACCTGACAGATAGCCCTGTCGTTCTTGAAGAACACGAGCGGGTTGCGCAGATCGTGGTCCTGCGACTGGAAAACCTGTCTGATTTGTACAATGAGCCTGTCTTGTCCACGAAAGAACGTGGTAAGGGCGGCTTTGGTTCGACTGGAAAGTGAGAAGAAGTTGAGCATTACTGTTTACTCTAAGCCTCGTTGCCCTCAGTGTGTGGCTACGTACCGCAAGCTGAATGGGCTGGGTGTTGAGCACGAGAGTGTGGACGTGTCTGAGGACCCTGAGGCCCTGTCGTTCATTCAGAGCCTCGGGTATAGTCAGGCACCTGTTGTTGTTGTGAAGGATGCTAAGGGAGCTATCGTGAAGCATTGGTCGGGGTTCCGCCCTGATTTGATCAAGAAGGAGGCTGGCAAGTGAGTAAGATTGAGAATCCTGTGAAGCTGGAAGCTGCGCGTGCACGGATGGCGAATGCACGTGCATCGCGAAAGAAGATGGATTACCCGGCTGATGTCGAGGCTCGTCTTGAGGATGTTCGACAGCTTGTGCTTGCGCAATTCATTGACGCGGGGCTGTCGGCGTTCAAGGATGGGCGCAAGGTTGGGGGACACTCGGATCGGTATTTCTACAATAAGTTGGTCCATGGCAGTCTGAACATCAAGGACATGATCCTGTTGAATGATTACTTGCCTATCGACTGGACGCTTATTTTGAAGACGATGCGGCGTCCGAAGGATGTTCTGCGACCTGTCGATACTGAGCCTGCGCCTGTTGATGTCTTGTTTGCTGATCCAGGTGATGATCCGTTTGCTGCTTTCTTTACTGATGTGGATGGTGTGTGATGGAACCTAGTCTGCTTGAGTTTGCTAAGGCCATACCGGATCTTGGGCCTTTTAAGGTCATTAGGTTACTGGCTCGTGGGGGTTATTTGAAGCGGAAGGGCCTGATTAATGTGCCGACACCAAAGGCCGAGGGGCTGCTGGGTTTGCGTCGCGCTATCACCTATGGTGGTAAGCGGCCCAGCTACCATTGGCAAGTGTTTGTGACACCTGAGGGTGAGAAGTTCTTTGCTGATATGATTGAGGCTGAACTGATGGATTTCGGACATTGGGAGTTGAAGAAGTGAATTGGCAAGACCTCGTTGCTGACACGAATATGTGGATTGACAACTTTGATGAAGGGCGTGGTGGTAACGCTCTTGATCGGATTGTCTTCCATCACAACGCTGGCAAGGCCATGTCGCACTCTGCAGTGTATGACGCATTCTCCAACAACGGGACGAGCGCACACTACAACGTGGATGTCCACGGCAACATTTGCCAGTTCGTTCACGATAGCGACACCGCTTGGCACTGCCCCGGTGTGAACAAGAAGAGCATCGGCATCGAGCATGCGAATGATGGCGGGGCCGAGTCCGGATGGAATGTTAGCGAGGAGACCATTGACGCCGGCGCCCATCTAGCTGCAGCCCTGTGTCGAGCCTACGGCCTGGGACGTCCTGAGTTGCGGGTCAACATGTTCCCTCACTCGGATTTTTATTCGACTGCTTGCCCGGCTTCCTTGCGTGATAAGTACATGGGCGAGTACATCGACAAGGCACAGCAGTACTACGACGATCTGGATGCTGACCTGCTGAACAAGGAAGGCTGGGTGTCGCAGGACGGCGGCTGGTGGTACCGCAACGCTGATGGCAGCTGGCAGACTGGCTGGTTCCCTGTCGCTGGTGCGTGGTACTACGCTAACGAGAAGGGTTGGCTTCTCTCTGGCTGGCAGCACATTGACGGCCACTGGTTCTTCCTGCATAACGTGCATGACACTCGTTATGGGCAGATGGAGACCGGCTGGATCAAGGATGGTGAGCACTGGTTCCTCTTGAACGACAAGGGGCAGATGCTTACGGGTTGGCAGTGTGTGTTGGGTAAGTGGTACTTCCTTGAGGACAACGGTGCTATGCGTACTGGCTGGCTGTCGTATCAGGGGGATGATTACTTCTTGACTGATACGGGTGCTATGGCTGTCGGCTTGTGCCAGACCCGTCTTGATGGTGGATGCTCGATCTTTGGTGAGGACGGGAAGCTGCTTGTTGGTAAGCTGACTGTCGAACAGGATGCTGATGGTATTGTGAGGCTTGTCACGCAGCACTGAGTTGAGAATACGGCGGGTTGACAGTTATCCTTGTAGCTGTCAACCCGTCAACATATAAGGAGGAAAAACAATGAAGAAGATCATCACAGCCGCCGCCGGTGTTGCCATGCTCGTGGCTGCGCCTGTCGCCGCCTATGCCGCCACCGACACGACACCGGCCATGACCGCCACAGTCACCTCAGCGCAGTCCATGAGCCGACAGACCAGCTCCGAGGTCAACGTGTCTGGCACGTGGGAGACTGAACGTCTTACTGTCGGCCAGTCATTTACCGTTGCATCCGTTGATGGTGGGTTCAAGTGGAACGCTTCGTTTCCTTTCACCCTCGATGACGGGTCTCAGATTGGAGAGTGCACCGCCAATGAGACGACACTGACCTGCAAGGTCAGCGTCGTCCCTGCTGCCTACGTCAACAAGAAGGATGTGAAGGGTACCTGGTGGGCGCGTGCTCGCCTTCAGGATGCTGCTGTCGGCACGACCGAGGGAAAGATCAGCCTGAATGGTGAGGTTATAAAGACCCTTGTGTGGGGCGACAAGGACGCCACAGGCGTGTGCAGCAATGATTGTTCTGGACCGGCACATTACGAATATGCCACGCCTGAGAACCTGAAGTTTGGATGGACCAACAGTAATGGCACTGTTGGGTGGGGCATTAAGTTCATTGTCGAGCCTGGCACAGAGTACACCGTCAAGGACCTCGACACCAAGCTCAACACCGACGTGAAGTGCGCAAAGTCGGGGACTTGGGACCCCAAGACGACAGCGTTCATCACGGCCATTCCGGTGGATGCCAACACGATCAAGTTCACTGCCCCCGAAGGCGCAAAGGTGTGCATGGTCTACCCACCTGAGCAGGTTCGTGTTCCTGATGGTCAGACTAGTGTCACCAACCATGCCGAGGTGAACGGTGTGAAGCTGGAAGCAACGGCGACCGTCAAGGCTAATGGCGGTGCTGATGGTGACGGTACGGCCATGACGAAGCCGAAGCCTTCTCCGGTGCCGACCCCTGATGTGAACATGCCGACCCCTGCTCCGGTTCCTTCGCCGAAGCCGAAGCCGTCTGATAAGCCTCAGTCTGATGTGACCCCTGCCCCTGTCGAGACGACGCTGGTTCCTGTGCCGTCCGTGTCCCCGTCCGCTCCTGCACCTGTCGAGAAGCCACAGGGCGCGCAGGGTGGAACGCAGGGTAAGCTCGCTAAGACGGGCGCTACGCCTGCTGGCCTGATTGGTACAGGCATCCTCGTGGCGGGCGGTGTCGTCCTGGCTGTCGCACGCTACAAGCGCCGCTGAGAACTAAACAAAAAGCCCTGGATGCTACTCAAGTGTCCAGGGCTTTTTTGCATGCCCACGTTTTGTATAATGTGAATAAGGAGGTTTAGAGATGAAGAATGAAGTTCTGACCGTTGATCGTACGAAGTGGACGGCACTCACCCCTGAGCGTCGTAAGGCTCTCTACGGTTTGGTTGCTGCTATCGGTATGGTTGGTGTTGCCTATGGCGGTTGGACCGCTGAGAACTGGGAGCAGTGGACGGGCGTGGCCCAGCAGGTTCTCTCTGTTGTCGGCTTGATCATTGCTGTTGTTCATACGGGCGGCATCTATGTGGCACCTGCCTATGGTGTGTCTGACGGCGACAACAACAACAACTGACGAATGTGGCCCCTGCTACATCATGTGGCGGGGCCTCTTCGCTATCCATAATTACTTAAGGAGTTGAACAATGGCGCGTATTGTTGGAAGCGTCAAGACACCTGCTGGCGATCACGTGATGATCAGTGTCTACGTGACCCCCAAACCCAACCCTGTCGGATCAAACAACCCCGTCACTGATCTCCTGGTTGGAGGCTACGTTGTGCAGAACACGAGGCAGCCGGTGTCGATCGATCTCGAACCCGGCACGTATGATGTGCGCATCACCGGCCCCGCAGGTGTCGTCGTGGAGAAGGAGGTTGGGCTTGCGGCCGATCAGGAGGTGTCGCTCAGCGCTTTGGTGGGCGCTGCAGCCGTTGTGCCCTCACCCCCTGTCGTTAACGTTAATGTGACGCGTCCTGAGATCCGTGTCGTAACCACGAAGGCTGAGGCTGAAGCCCTGCCTGACGGCACGTACTACTTCCTCATCGACCAGGCCGCGTCCACGCCGACGCTGATCGCTCACGTGGGTGGCCAGTACACCGGCGACACAGGCACCATTACTGTCGACGGCAAGGCCGGGGACACGGTGATCATCGGCGTCAACGCGAAGTCTCAGTCCGATCAAGTGTTCACCTGGCCTGCAGGATGGACAGTGCTTGTCGAACCTTACTGGATTGGCACACAGCAGTCTACGATTGCCTACGGCCCGTGGAGTGAGGCTATCACCTTGAAGACTGCGAAGGCTGTCGAGGCAGGCTACGTGGCTCTGTCGGTGCGTGGCGGTGGTGTGCCCGTGGCTGGTACTACGAAGGACCGGACAAAGGAGCCAACGGAGACCACGACCGTGACGGCCCTGAAGGTCGATGGGGCAACTGGCCTCAAGTTCGCGTACGCGTTCGAGCGCACGTCGGCCGAGGAGACTCGTAGCCAGGTCACACTGAGTGCGGGTTGGGACATGGTCGAGTTCGCGGCTCAAGAGGGTTCTAACTACCAGACCGTGGCTGTCGCTCAGGGTGATGGCTCTACGGATGCCGTGTTCACGTACCCGAATGTACAGGCCACGAACGGTATGGGCGTGCAGGTGGTGATCCCTAATGCCTGATCTGTGGTTGCGGCGCACTGCTGGTAAGGACGTGCGTGGGACTCTCTGGGTTCGAGACCGAGGAGGTGATAAGTGGGTGGCCGGCACCCGTGAGGTGTCGAAGCCTATGGCTGGTAGTACACTTGACCGTTTCCTGGCCTCTAAGCCGTTCTACGTGGCGCACAGGTTGGGCGGTACCGAGTACCCAGAGTTCACTCAGAAGGGCCTTACAGAGTCATTGAAGGCCGGTTTCAAGGCCTTGGAGCTGTCGGTGCGCCGCTGTTCGACTGGTGAGTACGTCCTCATCCACGACTGGGTGACGACGCGTACGGTGCCGGGGACGGAGTATCAGATCTGGAATACCCCCTGGTCAACTCTTGCGGGCCTGCAGCAGGCGTCCGGCGGATTCCTGCGTCTTACAGACGTTCTTGATCAGGTTGGCGACGATATTGTGCTGGCCATCGACCATAAGGTCACGAGCAGCAAGGAGGTGGGAAGTGCGGGCGACATGGACTCTGAGGCCCACCTGTTCGACCTCCTCGAAGCCCGGTTTGGCGCAGAAAACGCGCGACGCCGCGTCATCATCAAGCACTTCATCAAGGGCGGCGTCTCTGCTCGGGCTCGCGAGCGCGGCTACAAGACCATGTGCATGATGTACCCGAATGAGGTTGCAGGCGCGGACCTGTCGAGCTGGGATGTGCTTGGCATGGAGTGGAATGCCTCTGACGACACGTGGGCCACTCTCAAGGCGACTGGCAAGCCGTTGATTGCTCATATCATTACGACGAAGGATCAGGCGGATCAGGCCCTGTCGAAGGGTGCAACAGGCTTGATGGCGTCTGTACCGAGTGTGGTGCATCCGTGATGAACAGGTTTTTGTCTTCGATGAGTGAGCCTAAATCAGTCACGGCTGCGATGGTCGCTATCTATGTGGCCATTGTAGTCACTGGTGCCACATTTATCATCCACGTCACCTCGTTGACTTGGGTTGTTATTGTCGCAGGTGTGTTGATGGTTGTGTCGGGTGTGCTCGGTGCCCCGTCTGCTTGGTTTGGGTCATGGTGGCTTGAAGGCCCGTCTGCTTTGATGGCTGTCGCTGGCATGATGCTTATTGCAGTTAATGAGCTTATGCTGATGGCACCTCATGTGCGCTGGCCTCTCCACATGGTTGTCCTCTCGGTGATCATTGCCTTGTTTTTTCTCGCTCGTGCTTTGCGAGTGTGGCCTTACTCGTATCGTCCTGGTGTATTGCCGAAGAGTAAGCTGGAAGAAGCCAAGGAACAGTACAATAAGACAAGGCAAGAATACATATCAACCATTCACGAGTAACAGGGAGTTAGCATATGAACACAGTATGGGTGGGCGTCGTGTGCTCTGCTCTCACATTTGTTTTTAGGGCTATTGTTGATCTGTGTGCCGATAGGTACAAGAAGGCTCAGGAGATTCGGGAGGCTCGTGATGATCTTGAGGCAGAGCTGCGCACGCAAGTGTTCTTGTGGAAGGAACATGCGTATGCTGTGCGTGTCGCGGCTGTGAAAGCTGGCGTGAAGGTAGAGGACCTGCCTTCTGTTCCGAAGGGGGATTAATGTCATTTCTTATTGGTGTGTTTGTCGGCTTGATTGTTGGCATAACTGGCATGTATACATACCTGGATCATAAGTTCCAGAAGACTATCGAGGGGGTTATTCATGAGTTCAATGAGCGAATCTCGGACGCTTTTGACGAGTGACGACCCAGAAGTGAAAGGGCGGCGGGATGCTGCCCTGTCGTTGCTGAAGCGTGGCGCTGATCGTAACAAGATCATTGAGGCGACAGGCTTTACCTCCGATGAGCTGTTCGTTATCGAGCAGGCATACTACGACAGCCGACAGGAACTCTCACCCCGCAACATGCGCATCAAGCAGCTTGACCGCCTTGATGCGCTTGTTGACATGGCCTACTCGCAGATTGAGATGTTTGGTCTTGCTGATGATAAGGGCAATTGGGGTGGAAACGTCCAGGGGCTTCTTGCGGTCTTGCGTGAAATCTCTGAGGTTGCCAACCTGAAGCGACAGACAGTGACACATGAGATTCGGGTGATCGAGGAGAAGCAGGTAGCAGTCATGCTGTCGTTCACCAACCAGGTGCTCGAAGAGTACACGGCGCTTGTGTATCCCCATTTGTCTGCTGAGGCTAAGCGTGCGTTGGAGACGAATAAGGCTGACTGGTTTGCTCAGGCTGTGACTAAGCCCGCTGCTCTTCTTGAAGCTACTGTCGAGATGGAGGGTGAGTAATGCTGCCTTTCGGTGCTGTCGCTAAGAAGTTCTCTGACGCTCAGCGCCTTGAAGTGTGGCGCAACAACCCCGCTAAGTGGGCAGAGGCCCATGGTTTGTTCATGTGGTCTAAGCAGCGTGAAGTTTCACAGTCTGTTGTTGAACATCAGAAAACCCTTGTGGTTACTGGCAATGGTGTGGGTAAAGCCAACCGAGTGGTAGAAATTGTACCTACTCCTACTGGCTGGACGACAATCGGTGAACTTCGCGTTGGTGACCATGTTCTTGACGAGCATGGCAAGCCTACGAAGGTTGTTGCTAAGTCACCTGTTTGGAACATCCCACTGGTTAAGGTGGTGTTCAATGATGGTGCTGAGGTTATTTGCCCGGAGGCCCATGAATGGGTGACGCTTGACTTCAAGGAGACTGAGCGTGCTCGTAGGCGCATTGATGGTGACTGGCGTAATGGCTGGTCTTATGGTCGTACCCGCGAGACGCGTGAGATCATGTCGTCGCTGCGTCATGGCAAGCAGAATCAGGCAAACCACTATGTTCCGATCAATGCGCCCATTGTCGGACAAGAGGCTGATCTGCTGATTGACCCTTACGTGCTTGGTGTGTGGCTCGGTGATGGTAGCTCAAATAACCCTGAGATTACAATCGGTTCCCGAAAGCAGCACATTAAGGAGGTGTTCGCCTCTAAGGGTGTCCATCTGTATGGGCGTTACTACCATTCAGATAGTGCTGAGCATCTTGCCTTCACACATCAGGGATACAAGGCTAAGCTGCGTGAGCTTGGTGTGCTGAACAACAAACACATTCCACAGGTGTATCTGCGTGCATCCATCGAGCAGCGTATTGATCTTCTGCGCGGCCTCATGGACACTAATGGTTTCAATGCTGGTACAAAGACTGGAACTGCTGTCGGCATTGACCTCATGAACGAGCAGCTGGCACTCGGAGTTGTCGAGCTGATTCGTTCCCTCGGTGTACGCTGTTCTGTGTCGAAGGAACGGACGTACCTGAATGGTGAGGACGTAGGCCCTCGCTGGCGTATGGTGTTCAACCCCACGTTCGACCCGTTCACACCCGGCTCGGTTAAGAGTCAGGAGCGGCCAGAACAGGATGCTCAGGCTTCGCGCAAGACCGTCCGTACCATTGTCGATGTTGTGCCAGTGCCAACTGAGCCAACCCAGTGTATCGAGGTGGACTCTGAGAGCCACATGTACCTGGTTGGTGAGCATATGGTGCCGACACATAACAGCCGACTCTCAGCTACCCTTGTCAATTGGTGGGTGGACACCCATCCTGTCGATGACACGACAGTCGTCACGACGGCGACAAACTGGAAACAGGTCCGCAACGTCCTGTGGAAAGAGATTCCTCGTGTCAAGGCTGATGCCGGTATTGGTGGCAAGGTTAACGCGGATGCGACATGGAAGATGGGCGACCGACAAGACCCTATCGCTTTCGGTATGAAGCCGGATGATAAGGACGAGTCCGGCTTCCAGGGTGTCCACGACCAGTACGTGCTCGTCATCATGGATGAGGCTGGAGGTATCTCTAAGGAAATCTTCACCGCAGCCGACGCCATCACGACGAACAAGTTTGCACGCATCCTGGCCATTGCTAACCCGAATGACCCATCGTGCTACATGGCCGAGGTCTACAAGCGCGAGATGCGACTGAAGCCTGAGGAGCGCTCATGGAACATTATCCAATTCGGGGCCTACGACACGCCTAACTTCACGGGCGAAGTCGTGCCTGTCGAGGTTGCGACTCGTCTTGTGCAGGTTGACTGGGTTGAGGCGCGTAAGAAGGAATGGGGCGAGGATGACCCCCGCTTTGTCGCACGTGTCCTCGGCGAATTCCCCGACGTATCCGATGATGGCCTGTTCAACATGGGCCGCGTCATGCAGTCGATGGAGGCATACGACACTTCTGAACCTGACGAGGGCATGCCGATCACGATTGGTGTCGATGTGGCCCGGTATGGCTCCGACAGTTCCGTGATCGTGTCGAACCAGGGCGGCTACATCAGGATTCATGGCCGGTATCAGGGCTTGAACGGTCCTGAGCTTGCACGCAAGGTCGGCGAACTGGCCGTGGAGATGGGGGCTGTCGAGATTCGTATTGACGCTATTGGTGTCGGTGCATCAGTGCTCGACAGCATCTACAACTTCGTTCCGCCAACCATTTCCGTCGTCGGCATTCACGGTAACGCGAAGTCGGGGGACTCCACGAAGTGGTACAACTACCGTGCAGCCATGTACGACCAGTTTGCCAAGGCTGTCGCTGATGGAAGGGTGTACCTTCCTGACGACGACGAGCTACATAACGAGATTGCATCGATCAAATATGAGTACCGTGGGTCCGCGCTGCTCATTGAGTCGAAAGAGAATATGCGTAAGCGTGGCATTAAGTCCCCTGACGTTCTTGATGCTGTTATTTATGCATACCAAAACATTGGCGCAATTATGGCAGGCGACTCCGAGGGACAATACTTTTCACCAGAAGATTTGTTGGATGCCGATGACCTTACAGACTTCATGTTTGAGGATGAATTGGCTTACTTTATTGCGTGATAGGCTTGGATTATGAAGTACGAGCAGAAACTTACTGAGGCTTTGGAGGCTTATTCTGGGTCCCTTGCCCGCCTTCGACAGGAGGACATCGGCTGGGTGTCGTTGTCTGCTGTCGAGGGTTCTGACTCACTTATTACTCTTGATGTTATCCGGGATCATTCCGCACGCGCACGTCGCTTGGCCACGCTGAATCCGATTGTGAAGCGCGGTCTTGTCGTCCGCAACGCCTACATGTGGTCCGACCCGGTTGTGTATAAGGGTGCGACAAGGCCTGCACGTAAGGTGATCGACGAGAACGCTAAGGCGTGCTTCAGTGTGCAGGCCCGTGTCCGTGATGAGCAGGCGTTCAACACGGATGGCTGTGTTATCTACCTTGTCGATAAGACGACGAAGACGGTCATGCCTATTCCTTTGATGCGTCTTGGTGGTGTTGCCACTGATGATGTGACCGGGGATGTCGTTGCACTGCTTATTAATCCTGCGACTACGGGGGACCCTCAGTGGTACATGCTGTGGGATCACACGGGCGTGATGATTAATGCCGCGAACTACAAGGTGAATCGCCGCCTGACTGCTGTGTATGCGACGGTAAACCGGCTAAGTGCTGAGCATTATGGCAAGCCGGACCTTATGGGTGCGTTAAATTATGCTCAGGCTTACAAGGAGCATCTGGAAATTGCACGCATGATGCAGAAGTCCTTGTCGCGTCTGGCTTTCAAGGCGAAGTCCGTGAATGCCAAGCAGCAGCAGGCCGTGACGGCTCGTATGGCTGGCATGGGTGTGGGAGGCACTGCCTCGATTGGGGCTGGCCAGGACATTCAGGCGATTACGAAGGCTGGTGCTGGTGTCGATTTCTCTGCTGGCACGCCTCTTGCGGCTATGGTGTCGGCTGCTCTCGATATCCCTTTGTCGGTGTTGCTGACGGACGGCTCTGCTGGTGGACGACAGGGCGCTGAGACTGCTCTGGAAGACCCGACCTTCAAGGCGTTGGAGCTTCGTCGTCAGCTTCATATCGACATGCTTAATGAGGTTGCGCAGGCTCTCGGCATTAAGATCAATGTCGAGTACGGTTCGATCAATAATGACCAGACGCATCGTCGTATTCAGTCTCTGACGCTTGCGTATCAGAATGGCGCGTTGCACCAGGTTGAAATGCGCTCCGGTGTATTGCAGTTGTTGAAGATTGCTGGGTCCTTGCCGTTGGAGGATTTGCCTGAGTTGCCTGCTGAAGATGAGGGTAATGAAGACTCGACATCGACAAAGAGTGACGACGAGACCAAGGACGGGCGTGCGACAGGTGTCGGACCCCTGTCGGACGGAACAAATGACAATAGGAATAGGGGGACCAATGCATAAACTGCATGAGTCTTTCTCATCGGAGGCTAGTTCTCTGGGTGATGGGAAGTATCGGATTCGCATTATCGTGCCGGGTCAGGGTTCGAGTGGTATTTACACTGCTGAGAACTTGGCTGAGTCTGCGCCTTTGTTCAAGGCTGGCACTGAGATGTTCATTGACCATCCGACAGAAACTGAGGAGTGGGAGCGGCCAGAGCGTTCTATTCGTGACTATGCTGGTGTCTTCTTGGAGGATGCCACTGTCGGAGAAGATGGCGCACTCTATACGGTGTGCAAAGTCTTTTCAGGTGTGAATGAGCTAATCAAGGATAAGTGGGAGCATATTGGTGTTTCTATTAATGCTTGGTGTGCTGACCCTATTAGTGAGGATGGTATTGTTCCACCTATTGCTGGTGTGCGTTCGGTTGACTTTGTGACTACTCCGGGTGCAGGTGGTGCTATTGTCGATCTGCTAGAATCTAATCGAAACGACAATTACGTTAAGGAGGCGGGCATGGACAAGGATATCGAGTCCAAGTTCGATGAGCTGAAGGCTTCTCTTATTGAAGCTCTCAGCTCTAAGCTCGAAGCTGCTGTGGCTACTATTCAGGAGGCCAAGGCAGAAGAGCCTACCGAAGAGGCATCTGTCGATGTTGATTCGGTTCTTGAGGCTGGCCGCAAGATTGCTGAGTCTGGTTTGCCGGAGGCTGCCATCGTGCGTGTTCGTGAGGCCGTGAAGGCTGGTGCGGATGTTGATTCCGCTTTGGAGTCTGAGCGTGCTTATCTGAAGGAGGCTGTGGCGGCTACTGCTACCCCGGTTGACGACAAGCCTGTCAATACTTTCAAGAAGATCGGTTGGTGATCACTGTGGCGGTTATGCCTATTCGTGTTCCGGTTGTCAAGGACAATCAGATTTTCGAGTACTCGGATACTCTTTCTCTGCCTGTTGATGCAACGCAGGCTCATCTTGAGCCGGGTGATGTCGTTGTCATTAACAAGGCGAATGGTATTGCTGGCATTCTTCAGTCGAAGGTTCGCCCGACGACTGCTGAGCCTGAGAAGACCCTTGGCGAGGTCCTGACGGCTCCGACCTATGGCCTGAATGGCCCCGGCTACGCCTCTGTGCGTGTCGCTGGCGGTGTGTTCGAGCTGACCGGCAAGGTCACTGCTGATGCCAAGGCCGGTGACCCTGTGTACGCCAAGGCTGCGACGGGTGCTGGCACCAAGCCTGTTGTGACGACCGTCAAGACTGGTGCGGATGTCATTATCGGCTGGCTGAAGGAGCCGGTGTCGTCCGCTTCTGTCGATCAGAAGATGCAGGTCGTCCTCGCACCTGCGAAGACTGCCTGATAGGAGGCTTTAACATGCATTTTAAGGATCAGAACGACTTCAACATCACCCTGTCGGAAGCTCTTACTGGTAGCCGTCTCGCGCAGGCGCGCCTGAAGGAGGCTATCACCTCCGACCAGCTGGCTCCGATGTTCGTGAAGGCCGCGAATGTCAAGTTCCAGGAGTATTTCGACTCCTACAACACGATGTGGGGCAATATTGCTACGAAGGAGCTGCTGACGGACTTTCGTCCTGCTTCGCTCCTGTCGCTGAAGGGCGACACGACGACGGCCCCCATCGACAACGGCGGCTACAAGCATCCCGTGGGCACGCTTCCGCATGTTCCGGAGCTGACGCCTTATCCTACGATGAGCTACCAGGCAGAGGGTGCGTTTATCACCACTGCTAAGCATGGTGCTCGCATCCAGTTCAGTTTCGAATCGTTTATTAACGATGAATGGAACGTGATTAGTCGCTTCCCGAAGGATGCCGCGACGCTTGCTGCGCGTACTGAGGATCTGCTGGTCCTGTTGCAGCTCTTCGACCCCATCTCGAAGTCTCTTCGTGCGGACGTGTTCAACGATGCCAACAAGACTAAGGCTGACTTCACGGGCGTTCCCGATGAGTTCACGGGTGGTACTGGTGCTGGCGGTGTCGGTGGTGTGAAGAACGCTGCGCTGAGCTTTGACGCTATTGTTGCGGCCCGCTTCCAGGCGCTTGCGACGATCCGTGATGGGCATTCGACGTATGTGCCTGAGGGTTTTGTGCTGGTGACTAACCCGGCTCTGGCTGAGGTTGCCAAGAACTACACGCTGATCAACGAGATTCGCACTCAGGTTGGTAAGCGTACTGAGATCAAGGCGAATCCGTTGAAGAACCTGGAGGTGATTTCCTCTGATCTCATCTCGATTGTCGGTGGCGATAAGGCGTGGGTGCTGCTGCCTAAGGGTGGTCGTGCTAACGGTAAGACCGTGCTGGCCAAGACTGGCATGATGGGTCGTGAAGCTCCTGAGCTTCGCATCCATAACAAGACCGGCCAGATGCTCGGCGGCGGGGATGTGAACCCGTACGAGGGCAGCTTCGACAACGACGACATTGAGCTTCGTATTCGTCAGATTGCCGGTGCGGGCCTCGTCCGCTATGATGGCATTATCGGGTCTACGGGCCTGAACTCCTGACGGATTGATTGAACCCCCTATGGCTTTTGCTGTAGGGGGTTCAGTTATACTTAGATCATGATTGACTACACTTCCCCTATTGGCCAGGTGCGGGTTCTTATTCCTGACTTGCGTAAGTTGGAAGACTTGCGGGACCTTCGCAATGAGCCTCGCTATTTGTTTACGGATGACGAGATTCTTGCTTTCCTTGCTGTTAACAATGGGAATGTGAAGCGGGCCGCTGCTGATGCATGCGACGCTATCGGCATGGATAAGGCGTTGCAGCTCCTCGTCTTGAAGACTGATGATAAGCAGACGGATGGCGCTAAGCTGCTCGACGCCATCGTGAAGCGTGCGAAGACTTTGCGGGAGCAGGCAAAGGAAGACGACGAGAACAACCTGTCGTTTGATGTCATCATGCCGTCGTATGAGCCTGTTGATTGGGTGGTGAACTTCTAATGGGGCTGTCGATCAACCCTAATATCCATCCGTTGTTTGTGACTCTTGCGCATTATCCTTTGGAATTGTTGGCGAATAGCAAGATCAGTGTGTATCCAACTCCGGATTCTGTCGAGCATGAGTGGGACCCTGAGCATGGGCTGCATAATCGGGAGAACATGCCTATCTGGGTTGGGTGGGCGAACGTAACGCCTAACGTTGATTGGCGTGCTCGTAACCGTGAGTGGGCTGGTGAAGTGACGGGCGTGCACGCGTATCGTATTCAGCTTCTTCATATCGACAAGAATGAGATTGTGGACAGGCAGCTGTGGGGTGATCCTGAGATGCGTATGTCTTTTGCTGAGGGTATGCGTGTGGTGATTAATGAATCTCCTGCTGACCCCCGACAGAACGGGTTGAAGCTGGTTGTGCGTAACGCTGTATTCGACACGTTGCCGTGGCAGCCGACACTGTTGTGTGACTTTGAGACGGGGGATACTAATGGCAAGAACTAAGAAGTCTGTCCGCTTTGATGGGCGTGTCGCTGGCATCAAGGTCACTGTCGAGTCTGACCGGTATGGTGTCGCCGCTCGTGCGAAGAAGAAGATCATTGATGCCGCGTGGAAGCGTGTGAATGAGGCTGCTCAGGCTGCTGCTGTCGCTTCCACTGAGTATGGCCGAGCGTTGATTGATACGGATCCTCGGCGTGTCGACACAGGCTATATGCGCGACACATTCAGTGTCGATGCATCTAAGGGTGGCAAGGTCGTGGAGATCGGCTGGCATAAGTGGGCGCGTGAAAAGCCTTACTACTCGTGGCAGGAGAATGGTACACAGGGTAATAGGACGACAGGGTACTTGCGTTCTGGTTTGCGTGGCAAGGCGAAGAAGTCTGCGGGTAAGGGTATTACTCCGGCGAAGTACCTGCCTCGTGTGACGAAGGTCTTCCGTGAAGAGTTTTATGGGAGGTTGAAGTGAGGGATCGTACGCTTGAGTTCGACAGGGCATGTCTTGATCTGTTGCGGGGCATCCGTGATGTTGAGGTCTACGATTCTTTTGCTCGTGATGTGAAGAAGCCTTTGTACATTGTGTACCACGGTGGGGCGGAAATTAACCGCTACTTGAATTCGTATCTGTCGATGGCAGGGCACACTCAGGATGTGTATGAGCATCCTTTTTATGTGGATGTTTATGCTGAGAATAAGGAAATGCTCGACCGGCTGGTGTCGGTTGTGAAGGAAAAGCTCATTGGTGCTGTGTTGATTGACGGGTCGAATGAGGTGAACATTGCGGCTTCTGTCGGTTCGACGGCGGATCATGATTCGACATTGCGGCCTACTGTTTATCAGCGGCATATGAGTTTCTATGTGAACCTGGATAGGGGGGATTGATATGCGAGTGCGGAATATCTACACGGGTATTGTGTGCGAGAAGTCTAAGGACATGCTGTCGGTGTTGCCCGATATGTATGAGCCTGTTGATGATGATACGCCCGTGACACAGCCTAAGTGCTGTGGTGCGGATGATATCATTAATGTTGACAATACGAGTGATCAGGAGGACTGATTATGCCTAAGATGCTTTCTCCGAATACTACTATTTGGTGGGTTTCGGCTGATAGTATTACCAACGTGGGCGACCTTTTTAAGGTCGCCACTTACACGGGTGCCTCGGCTAAGGCTGTGGACATTTCGTGTGCTATTGCGGCTGGCATGACGCTGGGCGCAACCGACTCGGACACTGACGACAGCCGTTCGATCTGCGACTCCGGCAACGCCAAGACCCCCACGGTGTCGAACTATGAGGCGTCGCTGACCTTCTTCCGTGAGGCGATTGCCTCTGGCCAGAAGGCGGCTGGCAATACGTCCGTGTACGACAAGGCATACCAGCTTTTCAAGCGTGGCGTGCTCGATGGCCTGAACGAAGGTTACCTTGTTCAGCGTATCGGCTTCCGACAGGGTACCCCCGTCGAGGCTGGCATGGAGATCAGCGTGTTCAAGGTTGTTGCTGACAACCCGAAGGATGAACTCGGAGACGGCGATAAGCCTATCCAGTTTACTGTACCCTTCCTCCCTCAAGGGTACATGGAACTGAATAAGGCCATCGCGGCCTGATAGAATACCCCCGTACCTCCGAGGTGCGGGGGTATTCTCATATCTGATTGGAGTAGACGTCATGCCTTTTGAACTGTCTAAGATCATCTCGTCGATCAAGCCCACTGTGAAGGCCATCGACATCCCCTTGAACACTGAGGATGCTGAGCGTTTCTTGGAGCTGACTGAAGCCGCGAAGACTGCCCTTGTCGCACAGAACACTACAGCTCGTTCTATTACTGATGTGGGTCCTGGTGTGGCATTTCAGGAGGAGCTTGATGAGCTGCGCAAGCAGACGATTACTCTTCATCTTCGTGCCCTGTCGAATAAGGAGCTTCAAGTGTTGAAGCGCCGCGTGTGGACTGATCCTGTCTTTTCAACGAAGAACAAGAATGCTGATGAGAAGGCAGTTATTGATGTCGAGCGCGAGGATCGACTGATGGAGTACATCGTCGCGCACGCCTGTGTCGAAGTCATCGACAACTCGACTGGTGAGTCTCAGAAAGGTCTGTCAGACGAAGAGGCTGCTGAGCTTCGCGGCGCGCTTCCTGAGTTCTTGTGGCAGCAGATTTGCACCACGTGGAATGACGCTCAGACGTTGGGTGTCGTTGTGTCGGAGGCGATCAGTGACCCCACGTTTCGTGGGGACGGAGCTGTCGAAGCAGGAGAATCAGTGGATGCTCCTGCTTCTGAAGACCGCGAGGGCTGAAGGTAAGCCGCCAACACTGTTTATTGGTGCACATGGTATGTTTGCTCGCACCTTGCCTGTGTGGTTTGGCGACGACAAGGACTACGAGTCGATCCCTCAAACTGAATACACTCCACTTGATCTGGCTTTGTGTGCAGGCTATCAGTATTACCTCGACAGCCTGTGTAACAAATGCGGAACACCTTTGTGGTATGGTCGCAGTGAACATTCATCCATTGAATTTCATGTTGAGCATTCGACGTGCTATTCATGTGCTGAGCTTGAGATGTATCGAGAGAAGCAGAGGGATTCAAGGCCTGGTGAAAACACCTACACAGTGATGGATACTGTCGAGTATTCTGATGGCACAAAGGAACCAATGCCTTCTCCTTTGGAGGCATTGGAGTTCGTTAAGTGAGAATTGTCCCTGGTATCATTGAAGTGGTACCAGGGACAATTCTATGTAGAGGATTAAGACATGAGTGACGAGTCGATCAAGATTGACATTGATGTCAATTCTGCGGGGGCTGAAAAGGCTGCGCGGGATATTAGTGCTCTGGAAAAGCAGATCGGCTCTTTGCAGTCTGCTGTTGCTGCATTGAAGGCCCCGTCTGGTCGTGGTGGTTCTGTTCTTGATTCGCTGCAGCTTAATAGTGCCAAGGTCAAGAACATGCGTGAGACGGCGACAGCTTTGAAGTCTGTTGCTGATGGCCTGTCGTCTGTGTCGCGTGCCGGGGATGGCATGTCGAAGGTTGACTTGGCGGGCGGTGTCGATAAGGCTGTGTCGGCTTACCGCCGTTTCGTGCGGGAAATGCAGGCCAGCAATAAGCTGTCGAATGATCATATCCAGAAGCTGAAGGATACTGCTGCTGCGATGCGTGATGTCGCATCAGCGACTAATGCTATGGCCGACGCTGAGGAGAAGGCGAAGCGTGCGCAAGCGGCGTTGAACCAGTCGCAGGCTCGTAAGACTGAGGCTCAGGCTGAGAAGCTTCGCGCTCAGGCAAGTGTGAAGCGTGAGGACAATGCTATCCCGTTGCAGCGACAGAAGGGGCGGGACGAGCGGAACCTAGTGAAAGCGAAAGGCACCGAGGCTGCTCGTCTTGCCGAGATTCAGGCTGCGGCACAGTTGCAGCAGGCTGAGCTGAAGCTTGCTGGTGTGACTGCTTCTGCTGAGGCGAAGCGTGAGGCTGCGGCTGTCGCTGCGTCTGCGCGTATTGCTGCTGCCCGTGAGGCTGAGGCTGGCCGTACGCAGCGTTCTATGATTAAGGAGCAGGGTGCTGGCGAGCGCCAGGCAATGCGTATTAACGCGTCCCAGGCGAAAGCACAGCTCCGTGCGAATGAGCAGGCGATTGAGAACGTTCGTTATGCCGCTCGCGACACAGCGGTGTATTACGGGGCTATCACTGCTGGCCTTGGCACGCTGGTGTCGGCTGCTGCGCAGGCTGGTATTGCTCAGGAGCGTGCGTTCGCCGACGTGAAGCGCACCGCACAGGGTACGACTAATGATTTGAATGAGTTGCGTAAGGCATACACGGATTTGTCTACGCAGAAGGTTGTGACGCCTTTTGCTGATCTTGCGAAGATCGGCACGCTGGGCGCGCAGATGAACATTCCAACGAAGGATCTGAAGGACTTCACGACGGCTGTCGCTGAGTTTTCGACGGTTACGGAGATGGATGTTGAGGCTGCAACGACAGCATTTGGTCGTTTCGGCCAGATGATGGGCGGCTTGCAGGAGTCCTCCAAGGGCGCGGGGGACGGCTACAAGATTCTTGCGAATCAGGTTGCTGACCTTGGTGCGAAGTCTGTTGCGACGGAGCCTGAGATTGCAAACATGATGGTGTCGATTGCCGCTCAGGGTAAGTCTGCTGGCTTTACTCAGAACCAGATTCTCGCCCTGTCGTCTACGCTGTCGTCGCTCGCTATTCCGAAGGAGTGGGCGCGCGGTTCGTTGCAGCGTATCTTCAACTCGATCAACGCGGCTGCTGCTGAGGGCGGTGACGCTATGCACACGTACGCACAGGCTGTCGGCGTGACGGACGCTGAGTTCCAGAAGCTGTGGCGGGATGATCCGAATAAGGTGTTCCAGGGTATCTTGCAGAACCTTGCGGGCATTGGGGATAAGGTGCAGAAGGCTCAGGCGATTAAGGACTTGGGCTTTAAGAACGTGCGTGACGTGGAGCTGCTGTCACGTATGTCGAATAGTGTCGGCTTGTATGTGGAGCAGTTGCAGGAGGCTGAGCGGGCGTCGAAGAATACGTCGTTCATTGATGACTCGATGTCGATCATCACGGATACGATGTCGGCGAAGTTGCAGCAGTTCCAGAATGCGTTGCAGAATGCTGGTGCGGCCATGAATTCTAGCTTCATGGTGCCGATGAAGGCTATTGTTACTGTGGCGACAATGGCTGTGAATGCATTTGCGAAGCTGCCTGCACCTATCCAGGCGTTCATCGGTGCTTTGACGGCTGTGGGTATTGCTCGCGTTGCTATGGTGGCGACGAAGGCTGCGCTGGTGTCGATGTCTGCAACGTACATTCAGATGCAGACTCGTGTTATGCAGGCGACGGGCCAGCAAACGTTGTCGTGGGGCGCGGTGTGGCAGGCCGTGAAGCAGGCTCAGGGTGGTGTTGTCGCATACGACAGTGCTTTGGCTGCGAATACGGGTACTGCTAATGCTGCTGCTGCTGCAAATCAGCGTCTTGCGGCGTCGGACTCGGCGGTGGCTGTGGCTGCTGGTAAGGCGGCTGCTGCGAAGGAGGCTCAGGCGGCGGCGTCTGCTGTTTCGACAGGTGCTCAGGTAGCTGCAGGTGCTGGCCAGGCTGTCGGCGCATTGTCGAAGCTGTCTGCTGTTGGCTCTGGCCTGATGGCTATGTTTGGTGGGCCGTGGGGGTTGGCTATTACTGGCGCGATTACTGCGGCGTCTGTCGCTGCGTCGTATCTTGGTGACTCATTTATGGGGGCGTCGGAGAAGGCTGAGAATCTGAAGGGCGCTGTCGGTGGCTCGTCGGCGATTCTGAAGGCTTTGGCTGAGGATACGAAGGAAGTTGGCTCTGGTGCTCAGACTTCGTTTGCTGAGTTGAACGCTACGATCCAGCAGAACGGCCAGACTCTCACCTCGAATGGTGAGGCACTTGGTTACTACGTGGATAAGTCCGGCCAGGTTGTTCAGACGACACATGCTCAGGCTGAGGCGTTCGGCTATTCGACGCTGAAGATCGGTGAGCACACGCAGGCGCTGATTTCTGACGCTATTCAGGGTTCTGACTCGTTTAAGAACATGTCGAAGGATGTGAAGCAGGCGCTTGTTGACATGGGCTTCTCTTACGCGCAGTATATTAAGTTGGCAACTACGTCGGAGGCTGAGGGCGGCGGTAAGGCTGCTGCTGACGCGTATGTGGATGGGTATATTGCTCAGCTTGAGACACGCAAGAATGAGCTGATTGCTAAGCTCGATCCTGAGTCTCCCTCCTACGCGACTAAGCGTGCGGATATTGCTTCGCAGTTTGAGGGGCAGATCAGTGCCTTGAACGAGGTGAAGAGCCAGACTGAGGGTGTCGGAGGCGCAATGCGTGATGCCTTGAACGACGCTCAGCTCTTTGGCCAGGAGATGAGCGAGGCGGGCGACAGTTCGGAGGAGGCGTCGTTCAAGATTGGCGACGCTAAGAATGAGTTCAAGGATCTTGGTGAGGTTCTTCGTTCTGTTCTTGATGAGATGTTCTCTTCGACGGATGCGGCGGCGGCTCTCGACAGTGCGTTGCAGCAGGTGTATGAGTCGATGCAGACCAATGGTACGTCGATGGACCCGAACTCTGCTGAGGGCCAGGCGAACATTGCAGCCATCAGTGACTACTTCCAGGCCATGGGGAACGCTGCTGCTGCTGGTATCGAGGAGATGGGTCTGACTGGTGAGGAGGCGTACCAGTACGCTCAGCAGTCGATTCAGGACACGATTGACTACCTGTCGGCTCAGGGCTTCGACATGAGCGCGTTTGAGGCTCAGCGTGACACGATGGCAGCGATTATTGCTCAGCCGTATCAGTCTGGTGAGGTGGATCATTCTGCGACGGATGCGTCGTTGAATGAGATGGTTGGTAATGCAGCGAATGCGGTGAGCCAGGCTCAGGGTTTCTTGGGTAAGGTTCAGGCCATTTGGCAGTCTATCCAGGGTTACATGTCGCAGATTGGTGGCGCGAAGTCTCTGTCTGGCAAGGGGTCGTTTACTCTTGGCCAGAAGTCGAAGATTCGTACGCCTACGTTTGCTTTGCGTAACAACGGGAAGTCTGCGTTTAGTGCTGCGAATTTCCGTGCGAAGCCTCAGCGTTCGTCTGGTGGCGGCGGTGGGGGTTCTCACTCGCCTCGGTCTTCTGGTGGTGATGGTGGCCATTCACCGTCGTCTCGTGCTCGTAAAGAGACGAAGACTGCTGCTGAGATTTTTGAGGACTTCCTGTCGAGGTTGAAGTCTGCGCTCGACAAGGCGTTGCAGTCGTGGTGGCGTTCGACGACAGCTCAGGACAATTACCACAAGGGCCTGAACTCGCTGCGCAAGGATGTCGAGAACACGACGAGCAAGATCAAGAATCTCCGTCAGGAGAATGAGAAGCTTGCGTCGGATATGCGTAAGGCTCAGCAGGAGCTTCATGATGCCGAGTTCTTCCATGCTGTCGCTGTGAAGTATGGTGATGAGGAGCGTATGCAGTCTACGCAGACTGACATTGATGAGGCGAAGCAGAAGATCAATGAGGGGCAGACGAAGATCGGTGAGAATGACAAGGAGATTTCAACTCTTCAGGCTGGCCAGTTTGCGTTGAAGGGTTACACGGAGGCGGCTATTGCTAACCGTGAGGCTTTGAAGAGCTTGCAGTCTCAGATGATTGGCCTTATTGAGGCGTATGCTGCTGCTGGCCATTCGACGCAGGAGATCGAGGCGTACACGCAGTCTCTGAAGCGTCAGTTTATTGATCAGGTGACTCAGCTTGGCTATAACCAGGGTGAGGTGACTGAGCTGGCGGGCGCGTTCGACAGCTTGACGGGGACGATTGGGCAGGTTCCTCGTGATGTGAAGGAGAACGTCACTGACCAGGGCACTATTGGGACTACTCAGACTGGTATTGATGGGATTCATGGCAATCAGGTCACGGTGCCTGTTAATGCTGATACGTCTCAGGCTTATAACCAGTTGAACCAGTTGATGTCGTACATGGAGTACATTCGTAATGCCATGAATAAGGGTCTTACTCGTGGCCAGGCGGCGGATGCTGCGCGTTATGCGGGTCAGGCAGGTCAGATTCGACGGAGGTACCTGGGTGGGTCTATTCCTGGGTTTGCTGGTGGTGGCTTGTTGCCTGGCCGTCCTCCGGCTAATCCGAAGGTTGATAATCTGTTGGGCACTAATGGCCATGGGATGTTCAAGCTGCGTAGTGGTGAGTATGTCATTAGCCAGCCTGCTGTCGACTTCTATGGCAAGGGCTTCATGAATGCCCTGAATACAATGCAGGTGCCTGTGTCGTCTGGTGGTGTGTACCAGATGGGTGGCGGTGATGGTCTTGTTACGATTAATCCAGCACAGTTCAGTGAGCTTGTTCGTGCTGTTTCGACAACGGTCATGTTGAATGGCCGTGCGATTAGTAAGAATGTGGATAACAACAATGTGAGGAGCAGTAATCGTGGCGTCTACTAAGAGGGGTTGCGCGACTCGTGAGGTTTACTTTGCTGTCGGAAATTTCATGTCGTGGTTTCCGGCTCCGGATGAGTCTCCGACAGCGGATAATGTGCATGCTGGAGGGGACTCTACGACGCTGCTGAATGGCTTTGCGTCGATCAATGGCTCGGTGTATGGGCATCGGAAGTATGAGCTGAATTGGTCGTTTTTGAAGCGTGACCAGGCTGAGTTGTTCCGGCGTTTGTTTATGAATCGCGGGAACGAGTGGGTGTCGTATGCTGATCCGTTCTCGTTCAATAATATGTTGTCGCCTTTGATGGGTTTGCCTTATTTGCATGTTCATGCTGGTACTCCTTTCGCGTATAACGATTGGGGTAAGCAGGCTTTGTTTATTTCTGAGGTTATTGACGAGAAGTCTCACCATCCTACGGTTGTGTATAAGCCTGATTCTTTTGCGGTGAATAACCAGTTGGATGCCGTGTATAAAAAGTTGAATGCCCGCCAGGCGTCTTTGGCGTTGAGCAAGGTTGGCACGTATACGGAGCGTGTTGTTGTTCCTGAGGGTTATTATGGGGTATTTTTTGCATCGGGCTATGAGGATGGTAAGCAACCGTTTAAGTGGACGATTAGTCGTGTTGATGGTGGCACACCTGGCACAGTTATTACGAAGCTGAAGAATCAGGTTTTCAGTATGGGCGAGGGCTTGTGGGAGATTACGATGCGCCCTGGCCAGGATGGCCAGTTGTCGTGGTGTGGTCTTCGTATTACGCCGTATGATCCTGATCAGGTCATTGCTGGCCCGGCTGACTATGAGTTCACTTATCCTGCTGGTGGTGGCAATCTGAAGGTTGTCCCGGGTACTGCTCGTGTTGTGACGGTTAATAATGCTCGTGGTCATTTTTCTGCTTCGGTTTCTTTGGAGGAGTGCTACTCATGGTGATGCGTGTTTTCGGGATTCCTGCTGGCCAGTTGACTTCTTGGTCTGTGCAGGAGGATGGTGTGTCGCTGGATCGGGATGCAACGACAGGTGGCTTCTCTGAGTACTCTCTGGAGGGTACTGGGGGTATTGAGCCTGCTCTTGTTGTGAACAAGGATGTGGTGCTGAGTGATCTGCGGTTTGGTCGTACGCACGCGGTGGCGCGTGCGCTTTCGACAGGGCCTTGGTCGTGGTCTGTTACGTTGAATGATCCTTTTTATCTTCTGGATATTGAGACGACGATTGAGCCTATGGTCTATACGGAGCTAAAGACCATCATTGCGAAGTTCTTTAGGGCTGCTGGTGTCGTTGATATGCCGAAGATTTATGTGCAGAATTTTCACCCTAGTAGCACTGTCGCAGGGTTCTTCACTATTGATGGGGTGTCTTATGAGCATATTTACGATTTTCCTGGTGGTAAGGGTAATTTGTGGTCTTTGTTGAAGGCGTGGCTGTCGGCCAATGATCTTCAGATCACGTGGATTTACGACACGGTTGTGGTGTTTAAGAATCATACTGTGTTGACTCGTCTTCAGGGTTATACGTCTGACTACAAGATTTCGTATGAGCAGTCTGAGCCTGTGTCGAGTATTGAGTGTACGTATCGTGAGTCTATTGTTGAGAAGTTGTTTAACAGTGGTAATTCTGAGGCGGCTTATTGGATTGATGGAAATCCTGTTTTTAATGCTTATTTGAAGAATATGCCTGCACCTACTGTTGTGTTGTATCCGTACTATGATCCGAATAAGCCTTTTGTGGATGCTTTGAAGGATCTTGAGGTGCTTTCTGTCGATGCTGGTGAGACGAAGGAGTTTGTTCTTGAGGTTCCTGTTCATGTGAAGAGTATTACTTCGCAGCCTGTTTGTGTGATGCCGACTGATTATCCTAGTACTGCTCGTTCGGTTTATTTCGCTAAGTCGGGTGGGGCGAATAACCCTAAGGAGTTTGGTAAGAGTTACTACGTTGTTGTTGGTAAGGATAATAAGCCGATTACTCCTGCCCAGTGGAATGCTGAGGGTGGCAGTGTCTTCGTTGAGGTGGGTGATGAGCCGAATCAGTTGAAGGTTACTGTGACGGGCATGTTGAATAAGCGTCTTGCACCGTATCGTTTGGCGGAATCTGACGGGCAGAACGATTACTCTTTCTTGCGTATTTGTGGTGAGGGTTATCCTTATGTTGAGAAGACTGTGACGTTTTATACGGGGTATCCTCGTCGGACTGATCCGTTGAAGATTAGTAGTCCGTACATCGACACGGTGGATAAGGCATATGCGGCGTGCATGTATGCTGCTCAGTCTGCTTTGGGGACGAAGACGAGTCTTGAGTGGTCTGGTATGACGCCGTTGAATGAGGCTTATACGGATGTTGTGTATGACTTTGAGCGTGATCTTGTGACGGCCGCTGATGTGACTGCTTTTACTGATGCACCGTTGCCTGAGAAGGCCAGGGAGAAGTGGCCTGAGGGGACGACGATGAAGAAGATTATGGATGATTTGTTGGCGTTTACTGCTAATAAGCCTGTGACTGATCGGCCTCAGGTGTTTGGTCGTATGGCAGGGACTTGTGCGTTGTTCGACAGGTACATGTGGCAGATTAATAGTGTTGAGTACAGTGAGTCGGGTGCGAGCGTGTCTGCTGAGCCGTATACGTCGGTGAGGGATTTGTCGGATTTGTTTGATATGCCTCGGGTGTCTGATCTCCCGACGCCGGCCGGCATCACTCTTGGCCAACTGTCGTTGCGCGGTTTTGAGCATAAGGCATGAAAGGGGGCGACACCGTGGCTGGTGTCGCCCCCTTCTTCTTGTGTTATGCGCTGAGGATTCCTGCAAAGTAGGCTTGTCCTGCGGGCGTGACGAGGAGTTGTGGCCTGATCTTACCGGCCTTGTCGATGTGTTCGGTGAGAATGAGGATGCCTCGGTTGACGGCGTCTTGCATGGGGATGATTTTGCCCTGGCCGTTGCGGAATGCGAAGTTGTTGTCGAGGAGCCAGCGGCAGAACTTGTTGGGTCCCATGTCCTCGTGGGTCTTCGACAGTATCTTGCCGAAGGCACTGGGTGTGAGGTCTCCTTCGGCTGTTTCGATGGCACGGCCAAGGGCAGCGACAGGGCGTTGGGCTTCGACTTCTGCTTCTGCCTTGGCGCGCGCGGCTCGTTCTTCCTTGAGAGTTGTTGCGAGCTGGATGATGATGTCGGGATTGGCAATCATCTCTTCGATGGTGGCAGGTGTGGCGTACATGCCGTGCTTGCGGATCGAGGGGAGGACTTCGCTGGTGACCCAGCGCTTGAACGCCTTGGCTTCAGGCTTGCGGGACATGAAGATGACCTCGTAGAGTCCTGCTTCGGTGATGACATTTGTCTTTTGGGTGCGCCCTAGATTGTCGATGACCTCGGTAGTACCGACCCCATCTTCATCCAAGCGGCTGGCTACGTCGGAGATGTTTTTGAGATCGAGGGCACCGCAGATGTCTTTAAGGACAAACCATGGTTCGCCTTGTGCGTCTGTCATGACGCGGATGCTGTTGCCGAGGTGGTTGAAGATGGTGATGTTGTTCATCGGTTGTTCTCCTTCATGGTCTTGTAGGTGTGTCCCTTTCCGGGTCGGTTTTCTATCCACTGTTCGATGGTGTCGATTGACCATGCGGGGCGTTGGCCGCCTCGCATGATGTAGTAGATGTCGGGTTCGGGGAGCATACCCTTGCCTAGGTAGCTCTGGATGGTGCTGTTTTTGAGGCCGACGTATTCGGCGAAGCCAGTGATGCCGAGGTATCGGGGGATCATGGTGTGTTCCTTTCTGTTGGTTTGTTCTGACACAAGTAAGAATACATACTTATCACTACACATGCAATGTGACGTTTATCATACTGGTATACTAGGGTCATGAAACACAACCTCCCCACCCCATCACAAGCATGGGGCAACGACATCAACAAACGCCTCGCATCAGTAGAAAACGACCTCATGCTGATCCGCTCGACAGCAAACAACGCAGCACAGAGTGTCACCTCCCTAGTGTCAGACCGCGCCACCAATGGCATCGCCAAACCCTTCTACGACGAAGTGAGCCTCAACTCACCTGGCCGAGGACGCGGCGTCGGCGTCAACGAAGACATCTGGTACCGCAGTATCCCGTGGGCAGACTCAGGCCTGTTCATGCAGCTGGCCATCTCCGGCTACCTGAGGATTCCCCTGAGCCTCAAGCTCTACAGCGGCTACAAGTACCCTGTCAACGTCTCCATCGGCGTACGCGGCGCCCGCTCTCAAGACACCCGCTACCTGCGGTGCTTCCTGTCATATGAGCCGACAGGTGACGAAGGCCGGGCCCTGATGGTAGCCCACATCAACTACAACACTGTCATCGATTACGAGCATTACAAGGATGGTATTGTGGTTGTGAACATGAGTAATTCCAGTGTCCATCCAGAATGGGTATACAACTGGGATTCGACAGCACTACTATCCCTGCAAATCGCAGGAGTGAGGTACTAACATGCCAGTCAACCCTCAAGGTATTTGGACCTATTCCGATTCGGACATTGTCCAATCATGGCCTGCATTCATGAATCTCGGCTTCAACACAGTGTCGGACGTTATTAAGGGCCTCCAGCAGAACCGCGTTCTTATTGCCAAGAACAATAACGACCAGCGCGACAAGCTAACCAACATCAACAAGGCCACTACAGGCTCATATGATGTGCTCGTGTACCGCTCGGACATTAACGAAATGTACCTTGCGACGAACACCGGCGTGAAGAAAATCTGGGGTGGTGCTCCTGAGATTAAGTACATCAACGACAATGAGGCTTTCTCGAAGTGGTACCGCTACACTCAGCACGGTGCAGGCGCTATCATTAGCCGCAACGTGTCGATCCCTAGCCAAGGCCTGTGGCTGTTCTCCAACTGCATCACACTGGATAACAACGACAGTTCCAAGGACACGAACATCGACGTCTTCCAGTCCATCGGCGACGGCGTGTTCTACAACGTCGGCACCACGAACAGTTACAACCATGCTGAGGGTGTGATGCCATTCCGTATGGCGACAATGGCTTACTATGCCGCAGGTCCTCGTAGCGTCCCAGTGCAGGTGAAGATCTCTTGTTCGCCAGTCAACAACATTGGTTGGGGTGGCCTGTGCATTGGGGCGTCGAAGATCGGATGAGTGTGCTATACTAGGCAACGTCAGTTATTCATCATTGTTTGTGTGAATGCTGCGGGTGCTTGGGTATGAGAAAACCCCCTGACTAGTTCTCCTTTCCTAGTCAGGGGGTTTTCTTTATCTAGGCCAGCCGCTGTCGAGTGTCCACTTGTGTCGAAGTTCGTGGACGAGGTAGTACACGAGGTGTCGGAATGCGTCACGGACGTCATTGGCGTCTTTGTAGCCGACATCCTTGCCAGTAAGCCACCAACCTAGGTTCTTCAATGTCGCATCCTTGACAAGGCCTTTAGCCTGAGCAGGTGTCTGGTAGTGAATGTCATCGACAAGCCAGTCAAGCACGGCATTCACCTTCACGGGAGTAAGATCCGCTGTGAACTTGTTGCCAGGCCGCAGGTCGAACTGCTCGCACACAACGACAGCATCGGGGTATTGGTCAAGGTATCGCTTGATGAGTTCCACCGTCTGCGTGTGTGTCGAACAGATGAACTGATCGAAGTGTAGAATCTCTACCTCTTCTTCGACATGGGCAACGACGAGGCCGGTGTTGACGCCAGGGTCAATCGCGATGACGGTTTTCATTCTTCTCCTCCCAATTGTCATTCAAGATGTCATACTTTGTGTCACAGAGTCTGTTTCTGTCAGCAGGTGTCGTCCCACCGAAGACCCCTGACCGGTAGCGTTTGCCATCGACAGGTACGTCTTCGAGTGCAAGGCAGTCTTGAAGACATAGTTCTTTGACTGGACACTGTGAGCAGCAGACCTTTAAGACCTGGTAGTAGAACCCTGAGTCGAAGAAAAGCTCGACAGGTACTCCGACACAGGGTGCTTGCTCGTAGGCGTGGATATCGATCATACTTCCTCCCAGTTGTTGCCAACCTCTGCTTCTGCCACGAAGGGCACACGGTTGAACACGAGTGTTGCTGCCTTAGACATCTCACGTTCCATCATCTTGGAACACTCTTCGATAGTTTCTTCAGGACATTCGACGTAGGTTGCGTCGTGGACAAGGCCGATCAGCTTGGCACCGTATTGCCCTACCTGTTCGTTGATCTTGATTGCTGCGTTCAAACAGATGTCGTTCGCAGTGGACTGCGGAACAAAGGCTAGGGCTTCGTTCTGTGTCGAGGCGTAGTCAGCATCGGGCACGAAGAGAGGGTTGTATGTCATGCCGAACTTGGTCTGTCGCATGTAGTTTTCCTCCTTCCGTCCGACACTGTGTCGTACTTTCTGCTGCCAGTTACGTAGGCCAGGGTATGCGCCAAGGTACTGATCGACAACGTACTTGGCTTCTTCAAATGGCTTTTCAAGTTCTGTTGCAATAGCGGCTATGCCTCGTCCGTAATTCAAACCGTACACTACACTTTTAACTAGTGCGCGCTTATTCTTAGCAGTCTTTGGATGTTCATGCTTGAACGCCTCGTATGCTTCGATGGTTGGATAATCATCTGGCCAAATCTTCGTCATCAGATCATCGAAGAAGTCAGGAGCACCCGGCTGAAAGGCTGCAATCATGGCCTTATCATCCGCAAGCTCAGCGACAGTACGTAGCTCAGCCTGAGAGTAGTCACATGAGATGATCTTGTAGCCAGGCTCAGCGACAAGGGCACGCTTGATACCACTGTCGCGCCCCATCGTCTGAATCGCTGGCCCCTTAGCGGACAGACGACCAGTCTTTGCGCCATGAGGAAGATAATATGGATGAATGCGCTTATCTTCCCCACGCTTACGACGCACATTCGCAATGAAGCTTCCAATCACCTTCGCTGCATAACGGTAAGCAAGGAGAGCGTCGATGAACTCAGGCTCCCTACCAGCACGCTTCAACTTCTTCAGGTGCTTTGCGTCGAATGACGGGGATGATACACCCTTAGATGCGAAGTACTCAGCTATCTGCTTAGGTGACTGAGGGTTGAAGTCTTCCCCTGCGAGCTTCTTCAAGATGACAAGGTGCTCATCACACTGGTGGTTGTACTCATCTTCCAGCTCATCGAGAGCATTGATCGACACAGCCACACCGTTCATCTGCACGTCGTGTAGCACACGGGTCACGCGCATACGGTGATTGTAGAAGTCAGGGGACTTATCAACCATCTGCTTGAAGTAGTTGTACAGCTCATATGTCCAGTACGCGTCATAGATGTTGTACCGGTACAACTTGTCTCGTGGGATGTTCTCGAAGTACGCACCATGCTTCAAGTAGGACTTCGCATCCGAGTCCCAATCAGCAGCACGCAACCAGCGACGAGCCAAAGGCTTCAGGCCGTGCTCACCTGCCAGGTTGTCGAGCACGAAGTGCATCAGCAGCGTGTCCTCGTGGTGATACACATTGATGCCAAGGCGCTTCGACAGGTACGGCATGTCGAACGTCCCATTATGACAGACGACAATGCAGTCCCGGCACAGCCGCTCGATCAGCTCAGCAGACTCAGGAGTCTCGGCAAGCTCCTCGGGGATGACCACACCGAACTTCCCATTCCACAGGGCAATCGACAGGATACGGCCAGCCGCGAACGTGTCGTTGTCGATGTCACCAGCGGACTCGATGTCGAGAGCAATGACACTCCCCTTCTTGAAGGAGATGGCCTGGCCCTCCCAGATCACCCAATCCTTGCCGAGTTCCAGGCCAGGATCGACAGGACCGAGGTAGCCATATTGAAGCGCCTGAGCAAGGAACAGGCTTGCTTGCGGGTTGCTGACGATCTGCTTGGGCGAGAGCGTTTTGTATGCTTCGCCCTTATAGCCCTTCACAGTGCCGAGTGTAATCCTGATGTCGTCGGCCTGTGGATTATCAACGACTTCGATAGGCGTGCCAGCGGGAAGACCTGAGACAGCCCTAGCCCTCTTCAGCAGAACTGTGACAAGCACAGGCAGCTTGTCTACATTGTTAGTTAGAATCCTCATACCTGACCTCCTATGTATTTGATGAAACGATCACTATTCTTTTTCCCTTGAATAACTTCCTGAACGACACCGCGTGCCTGAGCATATGTGATGATTTCTTTCAGCTCCTTCATTCCGTTGATTTCCGACTGGAACTTCAGAAGAATCTTCGGAATCGGCACAAGGCCATTCTCCGAACGAGCAATGAAGCCGATGAACTTATCCACCTTATTGCTGAAGTTGGAGTTCTTGACGTGGTGAATAAACACCTCGTTCGACGCCATCCAGATAGGAGCCAAAGCAATGGCCTTGAGCATGTGTCGCATCGTGACAACGACGCCACCATGAGCATTAGGGCCGTTGTACATGGCAAGCAGGGCAGCGATACGCAAGACAGAGAACGTCATACGTTCGGTGCCGGGAAACAGCTCACGGCTACTCAGAACATGCTGAGCAGCCATCACCTTGGCTTCCTCAGAGAACTCAATCCAACGCTCGAACACACCCGGCTCAAACTCGACAGGGATACGGGCTTCCTCATGTGCTAGAGACCTGGCCTGGCGTGCGCTGAAGTGCGTGTCGAACTTAGTAGTTGCCCTAATGAGGTTCGACAGCATGAAGTCCCGCTGCCTGTCGGCAATTTTACCTGTCGAAGGATTAACAGCAACCAGCTTAACGTCCTGCGAGGACGTGATGTAGTGATCCCGTTCATCGACAACAACGAGGCAGCGGGGTGTGAAGCCAGACTCGACTCGTTCTTTCGTCAGGTGCTTCGCGGACTGATCGAGAATACCTGTCCCGTAAAATGTCATGTAGTACGGCGTCGCTGTCTGGTACGCGACCTTACCACCTTTGTCCTTGCGTGCGACAGCAGGGATATACCCATCGTAGCTCTTGGTGAGGAAAGGCATCATGGAGGCCATATAGCTGCTCTTCTGCGCCGCGTGTGCGAAGAAGTCCTGCACCTCGTCAATTGCGTACAGGCCAGACTCCTTCGGCTTGGTACGAAGGTATGCCGACAGTGCCTCGCCTGTCGAATCCTCCGGTGCAATGAAGGCGTCTGCCCCCTTACCAATACCAACAGCAACGTCCCGCATAATGGCTTCGGCGAGGCGCAGCGACGTTGACTTGCGGGACTGGGTGGTGCGTCCTAGTACCAGGAAGTACAGGTTCAATGGCATTCGCTGGACGTTGATGGGCAGGAAAGCATACTTCGCGAACACTGAGGAGAGGATAGCGAGAGCACCCGCGTAGTGGAACTGCTTGGGTGCCATTGCTGACTTCGTTTCAGCCCACACGGCGAACTGATCGACAAAGAGGCCCATTGGTTCCTGCTCGTTCTCATGCAGGAATCTGACATTTTGAAGGGTTAGCTCGCGTGCTTCGCTCAGAAGATACGAGGAGCCGACCTTGGTAGTAGCTTCCAGCTCCTTCTCAGATGGCACGTTGTGCTGTGCCTTCCATTGGGCATAATCCCGGTTGATCTGCTTCCACAGGTAGCCGTCGCCTCTCCCGTCCATAGCGAATTTGTTGAACTCTGTCCCACGCACGACAGCGAAGGCTTCGACAATCGAGCAGCCTTCCTCCCAGAGTGTACATTCAAGGTGATACATTTTCGAGGAGCGGTCTTCCTCGTCAATGAACACGTCATCAGTTGCAAGGTCAGTGATGTACGACCGATTGACCATGCCGAGGACTTCGTACATGGTGGGGATGTCAGTGGGGAATTCTTCTTCCTCGATGCCCATTCGTTCGACAGGGGGATACTCTGCTGCGAACTCAGCAGCAGTGATCAGCTCTTTATTGACTGTGAGTGTGATTTCCCACGGGTCCATTCGCTTGCAGTTGTGCGTGAACGGGACCCTGAGCTTCTTCGACAGGGGCCAGCCACGATCCATGCCATCGTTGCGGTGATCCTCATAGAGTGCACGCGAGAGGGCTTCAAGCATGTCATTCGACAGGTCCTTGGCGTCGTCAAGCAACCAGTATCCCTGCCAATGCTTCTCACTGGTCTGAACCAGGATAGACGGCTTGATCCTCAGCTTGTCGATAGGGCAGTCATCACCATCTGACCATACGCACGCAACCTTGATGACATTATCCTTGGCCGCGTGGCGTGTGTTCGACAGTGCCGGGGGCTTCGTGTACAGGAAAGGTGAGTAGTACACATCAAGGTCAGCGTGCGCCTTGGTGTAAGCCACCATCTTGTCGAGTTGTGCGGGCAGGTTGAACCAGCGGAAGTTTGTGAGGCCTCCCATAGGTCCTTTAAGAATGATGGGGGTCCAGCCTTCACTGTCCGGGAAGACTGCCTGGAAGAACTCTTTGAGGTTCATTACTCTCCTTTCGTATCCTCCTATTGTAAGGCGGGGCCACACCTCTTGTCGAAGTGCAGCCCCGCCTAGTTAGTTGACGGTCAGAGTTCGATCTTGGAAGCCTTAGACTTCTTCGGCTTTACATCATCCCATTCGACCTTCTTGATATTGTTGCGCTCGCGGGTCTCGCCGTTGTACTCGGACTCCTCGACATCAACGGTGATCGTCGCAGATTTGCCAACGATGTCGAGAGCAACCTGGTAGTAGTAGTCAGTGGTACGTTCCGTGCGCTCAGTAGGCCAGGGGTTACCCGACGCAGCGCAGAACTTGGGGAGGTCCCAGTGCAGACCATTCTTGGTGACCATGACCAGCCAGTAACGAATCTGACGGGATGCGTGGGTGCCCTCGTTAACAATGAAGTCAACCGTGTACATGGGGTTGCCCTTCTTGGACTCTCCCAGATCACAGGCATCGACGGTCACCTTGTACCGTCCCTTGGGCAGAGGCTCGAAAGACATCGACTCGGCAACGTCAAGGCTCATCAGTGCATCGAAATCAATCATTGTTGTTCTCCTTCTTGTTGGTGTAGTTGTTGATGGTCTCAGGTAGCCACCCGTAGGTGACTAGCTTGTTGTGTCGAATGATAGCATCCGGCTGTGGAAAATCCTTAGCATCCTCGCGGATACGGTACAGGATCGTTGTCCTACTGGCACCAGTCTTCTCGGACACAGCTTTTATCGACAGGTACTCAGTCGTCATTCTTCTCCTTTGTATCATAATGCTCATGCACCCAGCCCATGAGCTTACCCATTGTCGGGTTACCAATCATGGACGGCATGTTGTCGAAGCGCGTCTTGGTCAAGATGTTCGATGAGGACTTAACAGTCAGAACGGGGATGAGCTGCTCATCCCCATCTTCTCCCACGTCCTCCCACGTCATGCGACCGATCAGGTCGAAGATGGAAGGCAGCTTCTTGAAGCTCTGCTTGCCCTCGAAAGCAGGGCCGATGAGAGACAGACGTTCAGTCTCGGTGACTTCGCGTGACTCATGCGTGATGCAGATAATGTTCAACGACAGGTCGAAAGCAATCTTGTTGACAAGATCAAGAACCTTATCGTACGTAGCTGCCCACATAGCAAAGGAATCCTTCGGATTCACAGTCGTAAAGTGAACCTTGATGAGTTCCTGAAGCCTATCAACCGTGTCGATGACAACCGTCTTGAAGGGTGCGTCCTTTGTCTGGCTGATCTTGAGGAGGAGATCAGCGAACTCCTTGTAAGAGGCTGGCTGAACAATAACCATATTGTCCAAGTCGCCATACTTGGCAGCGGGAGCAGTGCCTCGTTCCAGGTCAATGTATAGGACAGGCCCGAGTTCTTCAACGACACTGGCTGTCGAAGCAAGGCTGGTTTTTCCTGTACCCGAGGGTCCGTAGAGTAGGACCTTCAGCTTAGGGATCGACACACGCGGGTCGGCTACCTCGATGTTGATTCCTTTGAGGAATGAATCGAACTTTTTCATATTTCTCCTTTCTGTCAGCGCTTAAAAGCGCAGTAGTAACAGCCGGGATGGCTGTCGAGGTCTCCAATGTGCTCCCGATTTTCATTGGCCCACTGGAAGATTTGGTTGGCTCGTTCGAGGACGGCAAGGGCTGCCGTCCTGTCATACTTGAAGCATAGCTCATGGCTGGCTTGCAGGACACTTTCGATGGTGCAGTCCCTCGGGAAGAGGATGAGCGAGCAGTAGTTCACCTCATACCCACTGTTCTCCATACCCAGACCGTACAACATCATTTGATAGAAGTACTTCTTGAGCTGTAGTTCAGTGCGAGAGTCCGAGTAGAACTCTGGCTCTTGATGTTCATTGAAGAAGGTTGCTGACGAGAAGGCCTTGATCTTCTTCTTCGACAGCACTTTGTAATCCACCACATGACCTGTGGAGGTGTCGAAGCCATCACACGTACCAGAGATGTCTCCGTACCCGTCGATGGTACCAACGGTTACCTTAGTCTCCTTGAGGTAACCTTTGAGGCCAATGACAGTCTCTAGGTAGAGATGGAAGGCTGTGCCAATCATCGGCGCGAGAGGGTGGTTGCTGTCTTCCTCATGGATGCCGAGCAGCTTCTCTGCAAGACAGCACTCACAAAGGTCTCCCAATTCAGACGGGCCGACCTTGCGTTGACGGTCACGTGCTGAGGGCTTCGATAGCTCCAGGATAAGAGAATCATAAATGTCACTCATGCAACGCCCATTCCTTGTACTGCTCTTCCTTCATGACGTATAAGTTCCATGCAAATTGATGCAGGTCATCTAGAGGCGACTTAATGAATACCAGAAAGACGCCTTCCTCAATGACCTTCCACAACTCCCGGGTCCCAAACAACGGGACACTCGAAGCGTGGCGCACGATCTGATCTGAGCCAGCCTTAACCTCCCACCTTGTCTTGCGAATTTTGTCCTGTTCGACAGAGGTAAACAGGAACCCAGGTGGAACCTGGATAACCAGCTTATCCTTCGACATGATGAACTCCCTTCGACAGTCCCATGAGGAGAGCAGTTGCCTCGCTAGAGTTGTTGTAGTCACCGAGGTAGACCACCTCGACAATCTCAGGGCACGATGAGATGAGGTGCGCGCATCCTCGACAGGGGTAGTGAGTTACGTACAGCGTGTATTCACTCACATGTTCTGTCATCTTGCGGATGGCACCGCGTTCCGCGTGCACAGTGTTGACACAGTGGCCGTCCACCATTCTGTGCCCCCCTGTGTCGCATGGCTCAAGGCCAGGTGGCGTCTCGTTGAATGCTTTCGACACCACCTGGCCGTTCGCACGGTCAACGATCACGCACCCAACATGAGCGCGGTCGCAGCGGGACTTCTTAGCCTCGTCCCGCGCCGCCTTAATGAACTCTCTCACTTGGAAAGAATCTCCTTATGCTCCGGTGACATGGTAGCTGCCCATCTGAGAACCTTGTATCCAAAGTCTGTGACTCCCTGGCGGGGGTCAATGATCTTCGGAACTCGTGACCACTTATAGTCAAGGAACGCGAGCGTGTTCCCGTCCATATATCGCATGAGCCTTGCGAGTGCGGAAGTCTTCAGAACGACCATGTTGCCGTCTTCATCCTCCTTAAGCGCAAGCAGACTCATCCCACTGAGACGCGCGGTGTAGGGACAAATGTTCTCAGGGAAGTCATCCCTGTAGAAACCTACCTCGTTTCGGTCATGATCCACCCACATGAGTGACAGGTCAAGAGGCTTTGCAGCGTCGAGGTCAATGTTCTTCGACACCAGCTCTCGTGCGTTACACTTCAGGTCAGTCAGTGTTGGCACGGTGAAGACCTGGTTGTTGAAAGGATCAACAACAGCCATCTCACTGTCACTGGTCCACCACTGTGCACACACGGTGCCACTAGTGTTAATCAATCGCAGATCACCGTTCGCAAGGTAAGCTGTCCCAAGTTTTACCCCACTTGGTGTGGTGACAATGCCATCCTCGACAGGAAGATACTCCCGCTTGATGTAGTCAGATGGCAAATCCTCCCAACCGTAGCCAAGGATGGGGCTGTAGATTTCCTTGATGGTTACTCCCATGTTTCTCCTTTTTCATAATAGTGAAATTCAACTACTGGAAGATACTGTCGAACTGGGTACTGAACCTTGTCGCTGATGTAGTACCTGATGCTATCAAAGTAGATTGACACTGTTCGCGACGTGAACAGGTATTCAACACCTCCCTTAATATACAACAGGTGAATATCTTGGCTGTCGTTGAATGATAGTCCGGACTCAAATTCCTTTCGCTCATCAAGTGCCACGTAGGTCTCCCACTTGTAATCAAGCACATGAATGCAGACGACACTGCCATCAGTGAACTTAATATATGCATCCTTGTTGTCGTCCAACCAGAACTCTTCTACCTTTTTCTTCAGAAGATTAGCAACCGTTTTGTGATTTACTTCAATGATCTGCATCAGTTTTCTCCCTTCATCATAAAGCGGGTGAGTGCCCAAATGATCACGAACAGAATCATGATCACGATGTACATGTGCCACGACGGGAACCAGAGGCCCGTCACGGTAAGAGCAATACAGAACATGATCGGAATGAATGAGCGGCGCTTACGCTCATTCCAACTAGCCTTTAGTTCGTTAGTACAATCACGGTAGTAGTCATGCATGTTAGTTTCCTTTCGGTTGTTGTTTCTTTCCTAGATTAGGCCGCTGGCCTTCAGTCTGTCAAACCGTTCCTGCAAGCGACCTAGCACACGGTCATCCACCGTGTCGATAGCTTGGATCAGGAAGCGGTTGACAGCCGTCTTTTGCCCCTGTCGATTAAGGCGTCCCGTCGCTTGCTCGTTAATGACCAAGCTGTTCGACTGACTGAGCCAAATCTCCGTGTGGCACACGTCTTGCAGTCCATCGACACCCTCACTCATAGCCTCATGCTGAGCAACAATGACACGGACTGTCCCGTCAATCATGGCGTGGAAGTCACCACGGGACTTGCCAGACACCTCAATGCATGAGATACCGGCCTTGCGCAGACGGTACAGGACCGCCTTAATGAACTTCTGCGAGTGTACCCACACAAAGACAGGATCATCCTCGGGAAGATCGGCAATGATGTCCATCATTGCGTCTAGCTTCGAGGACTTACAGTCTTCCTTGTAATCGACAGTCCCGTCCTCGTTAAATGATGGCACTCCCAGTGTCATCTGTCGAAGCCGTAGGTCTAGCTCCATTGGAATAGACAAGGCCAGTGGCTTGTCATTCAAATACGTGAGTGCATCTTTTTCCAGGTCGTTGTACAGTTTGCGTTGTGCGCGAGACAGTTCCACTTCGACACGGTGAACGATCACGCCGGGTAGCTCCGGATTAGCCTCAGCCTGAGACACCTCGTGATAGGACGGTGCACCACGTCGAACCATACCAGGGTGTTTCTCACTCGTGTAAGTCTTCCCGAAAGAGCTAAAGGCATTGAACTCTTCCGTGAAAAACTTGGCACAGAAGTCCCAGTAGCCGCCATAGTGGTTAGGCCATAGGAACTTGAGGGCCGCCCAAATGTTGCAGGGCTTATTCCCCGCTGGTGTCGCCGACAGCGCCAGCCTGTACTTGGCTTGAATGTTTCGTGCGACAGCGAAGTTCAGGGAAGAATGATTGCACGCGCGGTGCCATT